TATGATTCTCTCTGAGCTATAGACAATATATTCAGAGGATCTGCCGATTGAATTCCCGAAATCATCGGATCAATAGTTAATTCCTGCTTGTCATCAACCGTAAGTTTCTGTGCAGTATCTGGCACATTGGTCAAAGCGAGCGACGCTGTAGGCGTCGGTCTCAATGGCTCAGGTGCTTTGATAATAGCTGGGCGACAATAGCCAAAGATGCGAGCTGCCGTGGCAGTGGCAGACGCTATCATTTGGGTGGCTAGCGCATAAGGACGTATCATTGGTATGGATGATAACGCCCCTGCAACTTTAGCAATCATAGTTGCTGGCCCTGAAATCATGCCAGATCTACTGGCTTGCTCGAACTCTCCCATCTGAGGTGAGAGAGCCGTCGGGTCAATGGACGTGAGAACGCTCATTTGAACATCCTCAGCCCATGCAAATACGGAAACTGTTACGGTGTCTGTTGCACCATTTGCATGCTTGAGTGTTGTCAAGTCACGCATGTAGATGCGACCAAGTTGTGACCAATCCTCATCTGTGATGCTCATATAATTCTTATGATAGAAAAACGGAAGCAACATTTCGCCCCCTTGAGATGTGTTGGGGTCGAGATACAAATGAGGACACTGGGATCCTGCGATGAGATCCTGATCAATGGGTGCGGCGTTCGTTGATAATTGATCAAACGCGTCTAGGGGTCGATAGTATGTTATCAATCTCCCATAGATAAAAGCATTTCCATTGATAAGGAATCGCAATCTCAGATTTGCGCGAAGAAGGTTGAAGTTTGTTAACCTATTTAGTACGCGGGGGTTCTGTAAGAACAAAGTCCAAGGATCGAAATCCTCGGCAAAGTCTAAACCAGTGCCCCAATCGTATTCGGCAATTTTGATTGGTCGATGTAGAAACTCCCCAAGGGGAGCTTGAGAACTGTCTTGTGAATAACGAGTGTCATCCACTGCAGGCTCAGTCACGTAAGTGTAAGGTTCGACGCGGTCCTTAAACATGACGTTTTGGACTGTGTCTTCCGCAGCTGTGGTTTCTACTTTTCCATCAGCTAGTGACATTTGGGGTTGAAAGAGACGCATGCACTCCGTGCTCATCGCCTCAGTATGATTATGTAAATGTAAATTTGTAATATAATATGAAGTTGTTTATGAAATTTAAAATGAAAATATGTAACATGAAAACAAATATGAAACATCAAACATTGACTGGGTGGGCGGACTATAACCCTAGGCTAAATAACCTAATCACTACGATCGTCCTCCAACGACAAGCAATCGTCCGAGAGAATGTCAAATTCCGGCTCGAATATGTATCCAATGTCGTTGGGCTCGTTTGTTACCTCAGAAGAGAACTTCTCCCCCGTTGAGCTACGGGGGTCGTACTTCTTTAACCAATTGCTAGCTCTATCGTCATACGACAAATCTAGTGTGGTCACATGGTGGTACAGGCCATGTTTGTCGACTATTGCGGCTATTTCCTTCTGGCGGCGCTCAAATTTGGCGCGGCCATGGAAAAACCACTCACGAAGTGCTCCGTCAATGACCTCCCCACATCTTTCAGCTGGGAGTCTGTCATCGTGCTTATTAGCGACGTAGCAGTGGAGGGATTTGAATATTGAATCTTCGCACAACGCACCCACCGTGCGTTTGATTTCAGGTATGTACACACTGAAACGCTTGAGGAATTCAATCTCCTCAATGCGCATAAATTCAACGAGCTCGCTCTCTTTGTCCGGCATCGTGTACACCATCCCGCGAGGGGCTAGCGATTCCGAAATGGACTTGATGTTGAACTTCTCATACCCCTTGGCGACGGAACCGATGTTATCGTCTCCATACGTCAGCAAACTGACACACGGTCGGAACTCATCCGCGTCGGGGTATAGTTGAAAGAACACTATACGCAAAAGTAGGGATCCGCAAATCCCGTTGACGTGAACCGTCATTGGGACTCCGGATATCCAACCGCCTTCAATCAGAGAAATGAGTTCACCATTGAAATTAATCAACGGGAAAACCAAATCCCCGATAAGATTCTCCATGATCTTAAGGTCCTCCTCCGAATAGTCCATACTGCGAGCGATGTCAACCATGATGGTCAACGCTGCAATTAGGAGTTGAGTTGGGAGCTTTTGATCATATTTGGAATAATCTCCAGCGATAAGTCTATCCTTACCTTTGCTGTGCGCAAAGTCCATGAGGGACTCCCAGTCGGGACCATGGCAATTGGCTCCGACAGCACATTCACTGAGATCTGGGTGCAATTGTAATACACGTAGAACAGGCAAATAATATTTGCGTGCCAGATAAATCGTTGTGAACGCGCTGGAATAGAAAATCCTACACTTTCCTTTGGCAACAGGCAACACCTCGTCTTTGGTGCATGCCTTGGCGATACCGAATGAGCGTTCGCCGCTGCGTAGCTTACCTTCAGCTTCCTCAACGAGGGACATAGCTTCAGGTGTTAGCTTTCGGTTGCC